AAAGTAATTTAAAATGGCTTTAGACGTATCCGCTTTAAGTGATTTTAACAACGAAGTTGCAGGTGAACTTCTCGTTAAAACCGTATACGGTGGTTCCACAATGGAATACATTACCGTAAAAGAAGGTGTTAAGTACGAAGAACCAATTAACTTGATGGAAGTTACCCTTGTTACCCAAAACGGTACTTGTGTTAGCACTCCTTCTGGTTCATTAGACTTTACACAACGCAATATCAAAGTTTGCCCTCGTACTTCATTCGATGGCATCTGTTTGAAAGATATGGACCGCACCTACTTAGGCATCGCTGCCCTAGAAAGAGGTTCATACAACGAAACATTCGCAATGGCGAGTGCTTATTCAGAATTGTTAGTAAACCAATTCCAGAAATCAAATGACGTATTCCTTTGGACTAACCAATCAGGTTCAGCACCTAACGCTGGATGTGACGTTGATGGTCTTAAGTACATCATCTCTGGTTCTACAGCTGGTGTTGTAGCAACAGGTTCAGCAGACGCTACTTTAGCGAATATGGACACTATGATTGCTGCTTTATCTTCAGATGTTGCTGACCGTGACGACTTAACATTCTTTATGTCTGTTTCTAAGTTCCGTCAATTCGTAGCTTCTGTACGTTCAGCTAACTCTTACTACTTCGACCCAAATAGCATCTCTAACAGAGGTGGTATCTTGGAAATGGTATACCCATACCAAAACATCAAAGTAGTAGGTACAGCAGGTCTACAAGGTTCAAACCGTATCGTTCTCGGCCCAGCCAAGCAAATCGTTGCTGGTACAGACCTAATGTCAGATTTCTCTGAATTCCAATTATGGTACGATATCAATACCGACCAATTGAAGCACAGAATCTCTACTAAACTTGGTGTTAACGTTGCTTACCCTGAATTCTGGGTATCTAACGACCAGGCCTAATATTAACCCATTGGTAAAAAGGGGGGTGTAATAGCCCCCCTAATACCGATAAAAACCAGATAAATTATGTCAACTTGTGATATTACTTCAGGATTTACACTAGGTTGTAGAGACAATACCGGCGGTATTGCTAACATCTACATTCTATCTGGTTCTATTGCCAGCGTTACAGACGCAAGTGAAGGGTTAATTCAAACGATTAGTGGTTCAGGTGAATTTTTCAAGTTCGAGTTGTTCCGTCAAACTTCTGATTTTACAGAAGCTATTACGTCAACTCCTGAAAATGGAACGGTATTCTATGAACAAACGGTTAACGCTGTTTTCTTCAAGTTACAATCTGCTACCCGTAATCAGGTGAAAGTGCTAGCACAGAATCCAAACCTTAAAGTTATTGTTGAAACCAACAACGGTACCGTAGACGGCGTAGGTCGCTATTGGTTACTAGGTGAAGACAGAGGTATGCAATTACTTAGTGGTACAGGTGCCACAGGTACAGCATTTGGAGACTTAAACGGTTACACTTTAACCTTCACAGGTCAAGAACCAAACCCAGCTTCCGAAATTTCAGGAAGTTTAGCTGGTGCACTTAGTGGCATCACTTTAGGATAATAACCAAATCAGGGAAAGGGGTTACGTTTAGGCGTGACCCCTAACTTGATATTTTGTATATTGTATGCTACAATTTAATAAATCAGAGACTACAAACACCAATGCGGTTTGGATTGAAACGGTAAATACAGGTTCAGGTTATTATGATAGCTTGGCCCTTATTTATAGTCAATCGTATGATAATAGTAATGGTCAATTTAACCTAACTACTACATCAGCACCAAACGTTTATAGACATTGGTTAATAGTTTCTAATGCAGGAGTATTAGCACCAGATTATTCTGGCCAATACGATGTTGAAATTTGGACTATTGCAGGAGTTCAAGATGCCGTTTGGAATCAAGTAGCTACAGCTTGGGCATCTTTTGATACAACTTGGGCAAACGCACAAGAATCTGCAGGTGGATTAGGAGAAAAAATCTATGAAGATAGGGCATTTGTTTCAGGTAGTAATGAAAGTAGTATTACACAATACTTATCGCCAGATGAAAATGGTACTTATATAACATACAATGGATAAGAAGATTAAATTTAGCAATATCTCTAAAGAATTTAGTGGACGTATTCAAATCCTAGAGGATAAGAAAAACGGAACTTATGTTAAATTCGGAGATTACAATTCGTTTCCAAACGATTTAATTGAACTTTATAATAATAGTTCTATTCACAATACTTGTATTAACGCTATTGTTGACGGTATTGTAGGTGAAGGTTTGACAGCTAACCCAGAATGGGTATTAGACCGTGCAAATTCTTCAAATGAAAGTTGGAACGATGTGTTTAAAAAAGTAGCACAAGATTACAAATTGTATGGTGGTTTTGCTTTAGAAGTGATTTGGAATAAGTCACGTACAAAAATAGCTGACGTATACCACATTGATTTTAGTTGGTTACGTGCTAAAGAAAAAAATTACAGAGGTGAAATTCCTGGATATTACATCTCTGACGAATGGAGTGAAGCATATAGATACGGTACAGCACCAATTGATGACTTACCTTATTTACCTGTTTACAATCCACAAAAGAATATGGAAGAACCTAAACAAATTATGGTTTATAATCCATATCGTCCAGGTCAAAAATACTATCCGTTACCGGATTATGTAGGTGCATTAAGAGACATTGAATTAGATATTGAAGTATCAAACTTCCACGTAAATAATATCAAAAATGGTTTAGCACCTTCATTGTCTATAACAACGTTTACTAACGCAAACGACGAGGAACGTGAAGCAATCGAGAGAATGCTTCAACTACAATATAGTGGGACAAGTAACGCAGGTAATATGCTGTATATGGATGTTGATTCTCCAGAAAATGCACCTGTGATTACTCCTATTCCACAAAATGGTGCTGATGGTTACTACACAACTATTAACGATATGGTTGTACAACGTATCTTAACAGCCCATAGAATTACAAGCCCAATGATTTTGGGTATCAAAACAGAAGGACAATTAGGAGGACGTGCAGAGGTAGTAGATGCCTACTTACTTTTAGTTAATACCGTAATTCGTCCTTTCCAACAAGATATTTTAGCTGTATTTGAAACATTGTTAGAGGAAATGCACCCTGAATTGGAAATTTCTATCGGTGTTCAACAACTTAAACTATTCACAGATGGTGAAGAAGAAGTTGATGTTGTAACTTCAATTGATGCTAATGTAGGTGAAGATAGTGAATTAGAAGCTGAAATCGAAAAGGCTGATAATGAAGCTGATGCTAGTTCTAACCAACCAATAACAGAATTACCTTTAGTATGACAACAACATTCCTAATTTCAGAGGCCAAATTACGTCAATTCACAGATTTGAATGATTCTGTGGATACAGCGTTACTTAAAAATGCTGTAAGAGAAGCACAAGATATTATGTTGCAGGCTATTATCGGTACTCCTCTATACAAATCTTTACTAGCACAAGTTGATGCAGGACCTACTTGGACTAATAGCAACTACGAGAATTTAGTAAACGATTATATACAGGACTTCCTTTTATATGCGGCCTACTATGAAGCATTAGAGGCAATTTATATACGTCCACGAAATAACGGTCTTTTGACGCCAACAGGTGGTGAAAATAGTATTGAAGTTGACCGTTCATTATTTAACGTTAAAAGACAAAACGTTAAAAATAAAATGGAGTTCTATGCTGATAAATTATCATCTTACTTAGCTGAAGAACAATCATTGTTTCCTGAACTAAATACATCAAATAAACTTTATGAACAATGGCCAGATTATGGTTCACAATATCGTTCGCCTATCGTATTTGGTAGAAACGCTAGAGTAGGTGCACACTATACACAAGCTAAGGAAGCAGGTTTACGTATTACAGATTCGAAATATAAACAATACCCTTGGGGTTCAAATATAGAATAAAATGGGAGTTAATTTAGGACCGTTAAATATTAAAGACACCTATGAAGGTTTAGTACAAATCTCGGGGTCACAACTTACAGATGGTAGTGGTAGTTTAATATCATCTTTAGATATAACAGCTTCACAAGCAGGTACAGCAGGATATGCAGGTACAGCAGGCACAGCTAGTAATGCTACAAGTGCTTCATTTGCAGACCAATCAGGTACTTCAGGATTTGCTAGTACAGCTACAAGTGCATCATTTGCAACAACAGCTTCTTATGCATTAAATGTACCTACATTTGATACAGGTTCTTTGTTAGTAACAGGTAGTGTTACAGATGCTACTATTACATTAGAGAAAGGAGATGGTAGTACATTTGATTTAGTAGTAGATAATGTTGCTAATGCTACATCAGCTTCATTTGCTACTACAGCTTCACACGCTATATTTGCTGAAACAGCATCTTTCCTACCAGCTGATACTAACCTAAACATCAATAGTATTACAGCTTCATTTGCTACATTTACAAGTGCCTCTATTGGTTACTTACAAACAATAACAGGTTCAGCAAAAATCATAGGTGATGCCTTCATTATCCTAAATAACAACTTACCAACAGAAAGATATGCTGGTTTAGTTGTACAAGATAGTGGTTCAGGTTCTCCATTAACTACTTCATCTCTCCAATATGATGGTCAAACAGATGATTGGTTCTATGAATATAGTACAGATGGTGGTGTAACAACAGACCACGGTGTTGCAATGTTTGGTCCAGAATACTCTGTTAAAGGAGTTCCAACATACCTAACAAATAATACTATTCCTAAAGGAGATGGAGGACACCACTTAAATGATTCATCAATCACAGATGATGGAACAGATGTAGTAGTAAATGCTAATATCTCAGCAAGTGGATTTGTAAGTGCTTCAACATATTATGGTGATGGTAGTAACTTATCAGGTATTGCTGGAGGGTCAGGATTCCCATTTGTAGGTGTAGCAGAAATTACAGGCTCAATCCTAGCAGGTACTGGGGAGCTTGTTTATACAGGAACCGATTTTGTTGTAGGTGCTGCAGTTTCAGCCTCAGTAGCAGGTACTAATTCTGCTATTATTTCAGGTAAACAAGCATATATTAC